TCTTGCTAGTCTTCTTAGGTTCGACTACAACAAGCGACCCGTACTCATTGCCTTCTTGGTCGATGATCTTGTACTTACAACCTGATGCGTCAAGCAACTTGATTGCTTGCGAGATGGTGCGTTTGACAATCTCTGGAATCATATGCCCACCTCATCAAAGCAAGTGCTAATGTCTTTGCGAGCATCACGGTTCTTGATATGGTTGAGCATGTCCTTCAGCTCCTCCACATCACTGAATAAACGCTCAATCACGTTGACCTGAAAAGGACTTAAATAATCCCAATCGCCTGCCAGTACGCGCTGGATGTTGGCTGACCTTTCAATGACATGAACAGTCTTGAGCCTTATGTCGAACAGATCAGATTCAATTAACTTCAAGTTCTTCATCATTTACCCCTTTGGTTAAGTACAACACTGGTGATTATACACACTAGGAACATATGTATATAGCTAGTAATCTACCGTTCGTCGGGTTGGCAAATGGTTTGCCATGTTTGCCAGACTGTTTGCCATTAAGATCAAGTTGTCTGTGTGGCAGCAGATTGAGCCGTTAAGCATGTTCCCTGACCCTCTATTTACCCCAGAGGGACTGCCACCAGGGGGCATCCTTAACGGCTTTTTTGTTTCTGACCAGACCGTACTCCGCACGATAGTAAGAGCCTTACCCGTGGCTGCGTGGAGTGAAAGCGGATAGCCGGTATGCCGTAAGGCTAGGGGGCAGTTCCCGAAGAGTCCGGTCGGCTGGTCGAATCTGCAAGCCGAGGGGTCAGGAGACTGACATGCAGATGGCGGTATCGCCCGAGGAACCTCCCCTCTACCTCACTTGTCTGGGGTAGGGGGGTCTTTGCGAGGAGCTAGGGGTTAGGCCATCCTTAAAGGGCAGTCTCTGCCCTGATTACAGTCCTGATTGCATGGTGGACATCCAGGTTCTGCATCCGGTTCTACAGATTCTGCAACCAGATACTGCAATTGCTCTCTGACAATACTTATCCTCTGTTCCATATCCTCCACATAGTCCAGGATTGCTTGTAGCTCGTTTCCATGCACCATCACAAAGTCATTGACCTGTGCCAGGCTAGCTATCAGTTTCATGTTGTGATCGCCACTCATTGATTCTTCTCCCGCAGCTTGGCTTCAATGGCTCTTGCAAAAGTCGTATTAGTCCAAGGCGCAGTCCAATCTCGTTTGTAACAAACACTTTTTATTTCTTCATCCGTCAGCCCAACCCATTCACGCTCTGTCTCCAGTGCTTGGCGCAGGGCTTCTTCAGCGTCACAGGCACACTGATCGACGCCGCCATATCTCTCCAACGCCTCTAGCGCCATCTGCATAGCTTCTCTGCTCATGTGTTCTTCTCCTTCAAGGCTTGTTCAATGGCGCGAGCAACATCAAGCCAGCCACCGCCTTCGAGTACATTGTCAATGACATCTGACACTTCTTCGTCCGCCAGTCCTTGCCATTGCTTTGGTACGGTGTAGAGCGGTATGTCGCAATTGCTAGTGCCTAATTTCCCTTTGTCTTTAGCCGGAATAATTTCTTGATCGTCATCATCAAAATCTAGGCTACTTGCCCACGCCACGGGTTCTTGCTCTGTCTGCTGCAGACAGCAACGCCCACAGCGTGGACACTCAAAGTCTTGATTCATTGCATAGCCCCCTTACTCATTGACCTTACATAAAAGTGAATCTCAATCGCTCTATGCAGCTCATGTTCATCAACATCTGCCAACTCACACAGAATCGGCAAGTAAGCAACATGTCTTGCTAGTTCTTCCTGCCATCGCTCCAGGTTTGATTGGGTTTCAATGTCCTTTAATCGCTTTTTACTCATGGCTTCCCCTTTGCTTTCTCAATGGCAGCTCTTGCCTTTGCTGATGACTGTTTCATATGGTCTTCCATGTATTCGACTGCGTGATAACTGGTAACCATGCCCCACAAGGCCTCAACCAGTTCATCAATCAATGCTTGTTGTTCTTTGATTAAGCCCGCTGCACTTCTAATCATGTGCGCTGCAACTAACAAGCTGCTCTGCAAGTTCTCTGGGTCTTGTTGGTCAATCTTCATTGGGACTCCCGAGCGGGTGTGTAATGCGACCAGGTGCGGAATGCCTTGTGCTTACGCATCGTCTCCAGGCATTCAGTCGAAGGCGGCTTCCAGCCATACTCACGCCAGACTTGATCGACCGGTCGGAACCATTTATCGGGTTGAATTTGATGATCGATCAAATCGATCCATGTAGGGACTTGTCTATCTTCCATGTAGGTTGACTCCAGTAAAGGTAAGAAAACGCCTCAGAAGCCCGTTTAAGGGCTTCTAAGGGCATTGCTAGCGGGTTAGGACTTGCAGAATGACGCAAGCATGTCCCATATCTCACGGTTAATCACTAGCGTGACTGTGTGCTCGTCCATGTGCTTGATGTACGCGTCTTCGAATAGGTCAATGGCACAGTCTTCGAGCGTGACGGGTTTTGTGTCTTCGATCATGATGGTTTCCTATAGGTTAAAAAAGATCGCGCAGGCAAGGGCAATCCCGAAAAGCACGGCTATCGTCCAGTCGATTAGGCTTTGCATGGTGCAGTTACTCTTGTAAAGTCATTTAGTTGCTGGTAAGCGTAAGCAAGGCCTTGAGTCAAAAATTCATGCTCAGTACCAGTAAAGTTTTTTGATTGACTAAAGAAAACTTGCTCATAGTGATAAGGCTTTGTTTGCTTGTAGCCTACTGAAACAGCGTCATTCGGAAGTTGAATTAGGCTTTGCATGGTGTTATCTCGATTACGTTAATGACACCGTAAGTAATGCCTGATTGTGTCTTGATGTATGTGTATATCTCCCGAAAGGCTTTATTGCCTTCAGTCCATGAGCGTAAAGGCGAGCCATCGGGGGCTATTGCTAGCAATTGGCTATCGGTTACTGGTTGCATGATGTTTCTCCTATTGGTTAAGTGATGCTGATTGCATCCCATAGCCCACTGGTTGCAATGGGCTATAAGCTGAAATCAGGCTGCCAATGGCATTTCCTCAGCTTGCTCTGCTACTAAGTAATCCATTGCTGCCTGAGCCTTGCTCGCAGCCTTGATGATCGCGTTCTTATCTTGTTTTAATACTTTGAGCCATGAATCGATGTAACTGGCATGTTGTAGCTGCCCGTCAACACCGGTCTTCATGCAAAGCATGGCAGCGCCTAGTTCAGCGATGAGTTCTTCGAATGCGTAGGCTTCGCTACCAAAGCGATTCATCAATTGCCGGTCAAGCCTAGACTTGGCACCAGTGGCATGAACGCATTCATGCAATAAAGTGGCGTGGTAATCGGCTAATGAGCGAAAGCTACTTAGTTCAGGCATACCGATGCAATCCTTACTTGCCTGATAGAACGCACTGCTAGCCTTTTGCACTCCACCATCTAAAGCAAGGCGATCAACGATTGCCTGCACCCTGCTATCAATTGAACCCTGCAACTTGCCTGAGCCTTTGCTAAAGGTTGCACCCTCGATATCGTCAGCATTGAAAACGTAATAGCTCTTGAGCATTGGAATAGTGGCATTTACATCATTGCCTAAATCATCTTTTTTGCTGATGGATAGTTGTTTCCAAAAGATGATCGGCACACCCTTTGAGCCTTTCTTAACGCTCAGGCCTGCATCACTTGCTTGCTTAAACGTGAGCCAAGCATTGGATCGACCAAGGCCAACCATGCCAAGCCAAAGCTGATTCATTCCGCGATATACAGTGCCTGAGATCGGGTTGTAGGCTTCGCTATCTTCGCTCCAAGGCTTCACCCAAGGCGCAGTGCCTTGCTCTAGTTCTGCAATGATTCGATCAGTGATGATTTGTGCAATATCCATGATGTCTATCTCCAAAGGTTAGAAGGGGCTGTTAGCCCCATGTGGTTAGTTAGGCAGATACAAAGACAAGGCCTTTAAGTGTCTTAATGACTTCTGCCATTGCTTCTGCTGGTACTGTCCAAGCTGTAACGCCACTGTCGAGGCTAAGACCGAAGCGATCATCACGATTGATGATTGTGTCGAGGTAGTAGCGGCTAACGAACTGCCCGAACTCTGTATGTGGATAGCGGCTGTCATAGAACTCTACGAGAGGCATGATTCCGTTGTGTGTAAGAGCGAAGTTAAGACCGTTCTTGTCGCCTCGTGAAACAACACGTACATTGAACTTGTCGGCTTTGAATACGATTGATTCCATGTTTGTTACCCCTTTGATGTAATTAATAGAACTGTGGTGTTTGTTGTGTGCTGCTGAAAAAGATAGTGGCACACATCATATATATGATCTATAGACTTAAGTACTAGATACACACAAACACACTCCGATGCTTAAGATAGGCTAGGGAAGTACTCTTAAAATCTAATAAACAATATAAAGGTCTATAGGTGTAGTTCTATAGATATATATAAGGGACTAACTATCTTCGATGATTTAGGGGTTGATGGATACAATCTCTTATCTATACGCGCGTAATAGATTTATTCGATAAGGGCCACAAGGGGCTAGACCGTCCACCCTTTCCACCGATCAGTGCATGAGTAGGCACGTGCTCAAGGTGCGATCTGGGCAGGCATTGGCCACAATCAAGCACACAGATCGAGCTTCGTTGTGGTATCGAATGGGACTGGGCTTGTGGTTTTGAGTGCACCACTACCCTCCCCGCCCCAAAGAATTTTTAACTTTCCTGCCTACCTTAAATATGTATTTGTGTATGATGAGTACATCGACAACATGGAGATGTACGAGATGTTTACGTTAGAGAGAGGTTTAGATATACCGGAGAGGAAGACAGGGCCTAAATACCCTTATGACCAGTTAGAACTAGGAGATAGTTTTTACCTTGAAGGAGGTGATCTATCGAAGCTATGTAATGCTAACTATAGGGAGTGGAGAAGAACGGGAAAGAAGTACACGGCAAGGAAGGTAGAGAATGGTGTAAGGGTGTGGAGGATTGAGTGAATGAGTTGGCTCTTTTCGCGGGTGCTGGTGGAGGCATACTCGGAGGGCATTTGCTCGGATGGCGAACCGTCTGTGCAGTCGAATGGGAACCCTACGCCGCAAGCGTACTTGTGCAGCGACAAAATGATGGGATTCTCCCGCCTTTCCCGATTTGGGATGACGTTCAGACTTTTGACGGAAAACCGTGGCGAGGCATTGTTGATGTCGTATCTGGAGGGTTTCCCTGTCAGGACATCTCAGCCGCAGGAAAAGGCGCAGGAATTGACAGTGAGAGATCAGGCATGTGGCGAGAAATGGCAAGGATCATTTGCGAAGTACGACCCCAATACGCATTCATTGAGAACTCACCAATGCTCACTACTAGAGGACTTGACCGAGTCCTGTCAGACCTTGCCAGCATGGGGTTTGATGCGAGATGGGGAGTGTTGGGAGGTGACTCCATTGGAATTAACACAAAACGAGACAGAATTTGGATTCTGGCCTACTCCAACAAAATCGGATGGTGCGCAACATGGAAAAGAAAAGTGGATCGAAAACTCAAGGTCAAAACGAATTTCCCTTGGAAAATCTCCTCCGACAGAGAAGATAACTTACGTCTATTTCGAGAGCAATATACCGATGAAGTACTTTCCAGAACTTTCCGAGGAATTGATGACATGGCCCAAAGGATGGACGCACTTGGAGCAATTGGAAATGGACAAATTCCAGGAGTGGCAGCAACAGCATGGAAGTTGTTAAGTGAAGCATGATGATGCGGTGAGATGGATTACGAAGTATGCAGAGGGTGATCCAAGCTATCCGTATCTGGCGATGAAGTGGTATGAGGAAGAGAGAAAGAAACGTCCTTTGAGTGCTGATGAGCAAAAGACGGTGTTGTGGTTAAAGGAAAACTATGGAATTGAAGCCCGATTGCAGAAACTGCCACTACAGCCAAGAAATTGGACTAAAGGAAAGCCATGACGGTAAGGAAGTGGTCTTGATCTGCATCCGAGATGGCCTGCTGGCAGAGAAGGTTTGCACCTATTACGAATATGAACCAGGCACTGAATGAAGTTTGACCTTAATCACTTCTACAAGTTCTGCAAGGAACTGAAGGTAGAAACCAAAGAGCTAGGCATACAACGCTTAGGTAATCGTTTGCTTGGAAGCCAGACCTATGTGATGGAAGAGATTGCCAAGGGTCTGAACAATGACATTCACTTCTTTGTGATTCTTAAAGGCAGACAGCTTGGCATTACAACCATATCGCTTGCACTAGACCTTTACTGGCACTTTAAGAACCCTGGGTTTCAGGGAACGCTCACCACCGATACAGAAGAGAACAGAGACCAGTTCAGAACCACACTTGCCATGTACATGGATGGATTGCCGCCGGAGTACAAGATTCCTTTGATGACGCATAACAGGAATCAGATGGTCTTAAAGAATCGATCAAGGCTTTTCTACCAGGTAGCAGGCTTGCGAGCTAAGGGGTCTCTAGGGCGTGGCAAAGGTATCACTTACCTGCATGGCACAGAAACATCATCTTGGGGTGATGAAGAGGGATTGGCTTCATTGCTAGCTTCCTTGGCAGAAAAGAATCCTAATAGGCTCTACCTTTTCGAGAGCACAGCCCGTGGTTTCAATATGTGGCATGACATGTGGGCTGTGGCTAAGAAGGCAAGAACCCAGAAAGCCATCTTTTGTGGCTGGTGGCGCAATGAACTATACAGTGCTGATGCCAAGTCAGATGTCTATAAGGTGTACTGGGATGGCAAGCTTAGTCCTGAAGAAAAGGAATGGACAAGAGAGATTAAGAAGCTCTACCAGGTAGAGATCAATTCAAGGCAGATTGCCTGGTGGCGGTGGAAGATGAATGAGGGGATTAAGGATGAAGCCCTCATGTATCAGGAGTTTCCTCCCACGGAAGACTATGCCTTCATCATGACAGGCACATCGTTTTTTTCTCATGCCAGGTGTACTGATCAAGCCAAGGCTGCTAAGCAGACGCTACCTCGGTTTTATCGCTTTTCAATGGGACAGAACTTTGAAGACACTGAGTTAATTAACTCAACAGAGCGCATGGCAACCTTAAAGCTATGGGAAGAGCCAATTGACAACGCCTTTTACGTTATCGGTGCTGATCCAGCGTATGGAAGCAGCGACTGGGCAGATCGTTTCTGCATCCAAATCTTTAGAGCGTATGCAGATGGACTTGATCAGGTTGCGGAATTCGCTACCTCAGAACTTAACACCTACCAGTTTGCCTGGGTGGTGTGCTACTTGGCAGGGGCTTATCGAAACTCTACCCTCAACCTTGAAGTCAACGGGCCAGGGCAAGCAGTCATCAACGAAATGAGAAACCTTAAAAGGCAGGCACAGACGATGGAGCCTCGAAAAGCAAGAGGTTTACTCGATGTGCTAGGCAATATGTCGCACTACTTGTGGCGGCGTAATGACTCATTAGGCGGTCTATCAAACTCCATTGGCTATCTAACGACGCATTCATCCAAAGAAAGGATGCTGAATTACTTTAAGGACTACTTTGAGCGCGGCATGTTGAATGTGTATTCAATGGATTTGCTTGATGAAATGAAATCGGTGGTGCGTGACCAAGGTGGTATTTCAGCCTATGGGCGCAACAAAGATGATCGTGTCATTGCGACAGCCCTTGCTTGCGTTGCCTTTGCCGAGCAAGTCATGCCAAGGCTCTTGCAAATGCGTATGACCCGTGATCGCAAGGAAGAAGTGAGATCACCCATACAAGAACCCATCATGGATCGTCAGATCAATACTTACTTGAAGGCTATTGGCGTTGGCCCTTAACAAAGAACAGATGATGGTCGTGATTGAAAAGTTCCTGCGCGATAAAAAGCGAGGTATTTCAGTACGCCTATTTGCAGACTTATGTGGCTTAAACCCCTTGCACTTGCGTGATGTGTTTATCAACAAGAATTACCCGCTTACCGAGCATGTGCAACGCCGTGTGAATCGTGGCTATGAGCACTGGATTAACGGTGATGTGGCCGTCATGATCAAAGCGGGTAAGAAATACATTGAGTTTAGAAAGCAACCCAAGCCTTTGATGGTGAGAAGGCATTTAATCACTTGGAATGGCGAAGGTTTCAAACTCGATATGGGCATACGCCCTAAGTCGCAAGACTATCAACGTGAATCACTCGATAACCAGATAAGGAGAAAACATGGCCGTTTATCATGACTACAAATGCCCAGCACATGGATTTTTTGAAGGTGTTGAGCCGGTATGCCCACAAGGTTGTACAGCCGATGTGCAAATGGTGTTTCTACAACCCGTTGGGTTAAAGTCAGATCGCACCAAACATGCTGACAGCACCTTGAGGGAGTTAGCCAAAGACTACGGCATGACAGACATTAAGTCAGCGCGTGAAGGTGATCATCAAGATCATGCACTGCTTGGCAATAAACAGGCTGCACAGCCGCAAAATCCCTTTGCCGTACAGTGGAGCAGCCCCAAAGCCTTGGCTAATTACAATCTGCATTCGATACAAGGTGAAACCGTTGGGGGCTTGTCTGCTGTCAAAGAAAGTGGTATAGCATTGCGCAATC